TTGCAGCATTTGCTCAGTCTACTATTAATTTTCAAACCAGTGCTAATAGAATGCAAAACAATCTCAAAGCTGATCCTGGAAAGCAAGCTCTAGATCGAATGCGAGATACTGTTGCTGCATTAACAGCTACATTTGATAATTTAAAATTAAATCTCTTTAATAAACTAGCACCGCTGTTAACAGGCATAATGGAAGGCCTAGTAGCAGTTGCGCCTGATATTGTAGTAGCTATTACAACCATAGTTGATGCGTTAGTGGGGGGGACCGGCCGCGGCGGCAGCATTAAGGATGCAGTGGCTAGCATAGGCCCATCTATTCGATCAGCTGGTGATACCATTGCAGGTATTATTAGAGATGTAAAGGCGTTATTTAAAAAATATACAGATCCAGAAACAAAAGATATAGATTGGGGTGGTTTAATTGGTAATTTAGTTGCTAAAGCTGCTATAGGCGCTATAACACTGATCAAAGATGCATTTGTTGAAGGTATAAAATATCTTTGGGAAAATCCAGAAGTAATTGGTGCGCTAGTAGCAGGTATAGGTGTGCTGATGGGAATTGCAGCAGCCAAAGCCGCGGGCGGCGCTTTAATTGGCGGACTCACAGATCGATTGCGAGATACAGTTTCTGGTCGATCCGGCACAGGCGGCCAAGCACGCGATGCAAGAGGTAGATTTGCAAAAGCACCACCTACAACAATGAAATCTATTGGTTTAGATGCGCTTAAAGGTGTAGGCAGCGCAGTATCTATGTTAGCCAAAGGCGCAGCAGGTGTAGCTGTTATGTTTTTATTAGCTAAAGCATTACCAGCAGTTGCTGAAGGTATTAAAAGTTTTGAAGGAGTCACTGGAGACCAATTACTTGCTGCCGGCGCTGCACTTGCAGGTATGAGTGTTGCATTATTTGCTGCCAGTAAGATATTTTCTAATCCAATGACTATTCTTGGATTAGCTGCGTTTTCATTGGGCATTATGGGCGTAGGTAAAGCCCTACAGTGGGCAGCACCGTTTGTTAGAGAATTTGCACCAATAGTGCAGACATTAATAAATGCAATCAAAGATTATGCGTTAGGTGTTATGGATACTTTTGTTAAAGCACTAGAACGAATTCCTGAAATTATTAGAGCAATCGGCGACGTCGCTAAATCTGTTTTTGACGGTGCTAGTGGATTAGTTACTGCAATGGGCACACAGATACAGGGAGTTATTACAAGTGTTGCTAACGGTATTTCACAGGTTGTAGGCGCACTCCGCGGCGCAGATGATAAAGCCAAAATGATCAAAGCTCAATCAGACGCAGTAAGAGATTTAGCAGGTATCAATCCTGGGAATATAACCAATGCTGCAAATGCTATTAATGCCTTATCTGCTGCATTGTCAAGATTTGGTGAAGCATCGGGCGGTACACTAGGGCAATTAGTGTTAAGTGCTGCCGGCGGCGGCCGAGTCAATGCTATTCAAGCACAAATTAACATGTTTAATCAGTTTGGTACATTAAACACTCAGGCAATGTATGCTGGCGCAGCCGCAATTGTAAAGTTAACTGAATCATTAAACAAATTTGCTGACATTGATGTAAACAAAATGGCAGCAGTAAATGAATCAATTTATGCAATGACACGAGCCAATGATGCTACTATCAAATCAATGGAACGAGTAGCAACGCTAGATGGTAAAACAATTGCTGAAAATGCTCGTGCTATTATGATTTATAATGGTGCTGCTCAGGGTGAAATTATTGTACCACCAACACCTGCTGCGGGTGCAGATTTATCCAGCTTCTATCAATCTATTGTTAGAGCTTTAAATGGTGGTACACCTGTAAGCCAAGCAAGTCTAAATCCAAACAGAGAAGGCGGCACTCAGCCTGAGACACTACAGCAACAAATGGTTAGGATTTTGAATACTATTAATTCGGGCATTGATAGACAGAATTCAACTCTTAAAGAACTTTCTGAAAAACTTAGAACATAACTAGTATAAACGATTTCTAAATAATAGATAAAATCTTTCTTTCAACGATAAATAGTACTATAACTAAAAAGAAAGAGGCTACTTAATGAGTTGGCGCAAACATTTTACCCCAGTTAACAACAGCGGTCTACCACTGAATATTCAGCGACCTGATTTTTCAACTGGAGGTGGAGCCGCAGTAGCTAGCAGATATGCAAGTTGGCTACCAGAAGTTTATGCTGGTTCCCCTAATCGCTTAATGCGTTATATCCAATATGATCAAATGGATCAGGATTTAGAAATTAATGCAGCCTTAGACACCATTGCAGAATTTGGTACACAGGAAAATGAATACAGCGGTTTGCCATTTACTATTGAATATGAAGGCGAACCAACTGACACTGAAAATAAAATTCTAGTTAAAACACTACAGCAGTGGTGTAATCTTAATCAATTAAAAAGACGTGCCTTTCGTATTTTCCGCAGTACTATTAAGTATGGCGACCAGTTCTTTATTCGTGACCCAGAAACATATGAATTGTATTGGGTAGATCCTGCTAACATTGAAAAAGTAATTGTCAATGAAAGCGAAGGTAAAAAGATTGAAGCATACTATGTTAAGAATTTAGATCCTAACTTTGCTGAAATGTCAGCAACCACAACTGCGGCATTACATGCTCGTCCATATGGTAGTGGTCAAGGGCTAACAGGCGTAATGAGCAGCGTAGCCACAAGTACCAGTAACTATCTAACTGGCGCAATGAATGGCGTTGATCAAGGCTTGCCAATTGATGCAAAGCATGTAGTACACATTAGTTTAACTGAAGGCATGGATAATGCTTGGCCCTTTGGCGTAAGTATCCTAGAGCCAATCTTTAAAGTATTCAAGCAAAAAGAACTGCTAGAAGATAGTATTATTATCTATCGTGTTCACCGTGCGCCAGAACGCCGTGTGTTCTTTATCGACGTAGGTAACATGCCTCCGCACAAAGCTCGTCAATATCTAGAACAAGTTAAGTACGAAGTACAGCAAAAGCGTGTGCCTAATAAAAATAAAAATGGTGAAAGCGTAGTTGATGCTGCATACAATCCTATGAGCATGTTAGAAGACTATTTCTTTGCACAAACTGCTGATGGTAGAGGTTCAAAAGTTGACACACTACCCGGCGGCGAGAATCTAGGTCAAATTGACGACTTACGATACTTTAACAACAAGTTACTACGCGGTTTACGCATTCCTTCAAGTTATTTGCCCACAGGACCAGAAGACGGTTCTGCACAGTATAATGATGGTAAGGTAGGCGTTGCATATATTCAAGAATTCCGCTTTGCAAAATATGTAGAGCGCCTGCAGAAGCAAATTGAAGAAGATTTAGACAACGAATTTAAAATGTTCTTAAAGAAGCGCGGAATTGAAATTGACAACAGTGACTTTAAGATCGCATTTAATAAACCAATGAACTTCAGCAGCTATCGTGAGTTGCAGTTGGATGCAGAACGAGCAAATCTATATACAACTCTACAAAATACACCACACCTAGCTAATCAGTTTAAGCTAAAGAAATATCTTGGTTTGACTGATACTGAAATTAAAGAAAATGAAATGCTATGGCGTCAAGAGAACGGTGCTGAAAAGTTTAATGATGATGAGAATCTAACAACACTTAAAAATATTGGTATTCGAGCAGCATCTGAAACTTCGGTAAATACAGATCTAGGCACAGAAGATTTAGAAGGAATTGAACCTACACCAGATCAGCAAGGCGCCGAAGCAGCAGCTACAGCAGGCACAGAAGCACCCGCAGCAGCACCAACAGCACCAGGGGCAGGAATATAATATGAGACTAAACGAATTTTATAATCCAGAAAATGATTCATGGCAGAAACGAGAAATAGGCGACACTCGTAAGCCTAAGCTCACCTTAGAACAATTAAACAAGCTACGCAAGGTGCGCGAAATTAAAAAAGCAGAGCAAATTGAACATGATAAATTTGTTCGCTTGATGTATGCACAACCGGTGCAAAGTCAAGTCTAAACTGCATAGTTTATAAATGAATATTGGCTACTAAATAAATTTAATACGCCGAATTCTTCAAAATTCTTCAAAAACATACCATTTTACTGGTAAAAACTCCATTAAACTATAAGTACTATTGTAGAAGGGTGCCTGTAGTGTACCCTATCTTGTATTTTCTAATTTTAGGAGGCCACAATGTCAGAATCAAGAGCTAAATTAGAGCAGATTCTCGAACTCCTTCTTGCCGAAGAGAACGAAAAAGCTGAAGAAATGCTACATGAATATGTAGTTTCTAAGGCCCGTTCAGAATATGAGCGTGTACTCGAAGCAGAAGATGAAGTTGAAGAATCAGCTGAAGAAACAGATGAATCAGTAGAAGAAACAATCGATCAAAGCAACGACTTTGAAGATGATATCCTAGCTGATCAAAACGAAATTACTGCCGACGAAACAGGTCTTTCGGAAGAAGGCGATGAAGAAGAAGGCGAAGAAGAAGGTGCTGAAGAAGGTGAAGGCGACCTAGAAGATAAGGTTGACGATCTAGAAGCAGAACTAGAAGAACTCCGCGCTGACTTTGAAAAGCTAATGGCTGGCGACGAAGATGCTGAAGATGCCGATATGGGCATGGGCATGGACGACGCAGAAGACGCTGAAGACAAAATGATGGACTCAGTTGAGTACGATCTAGACGAAGAAATTGAAGAAGACAGCGAAGTTGTTGAAGAAGCTACAAAGCTACAAGACAAAGTTGCTGCTCCTAAGGCTCCAGCTGACGAAGGCGCAAAGTCTTTCACAGCACCAAAGAAGCACTTCAATCTAAGCGGTCAGTCAGTTCCTAAGATCAAAGACGGCGGCGAAGGCAACAAGGGTGCCAACAACGCTAAAGATCACACACCTACAAATAACATGGGAATTAAACCAGCTAAGGTAAGCGTACCTAAGGCTTAATTGTAGGCGAGGAAATTATAATGACACGCAAACTTTATGAATTTATGAACCCAGAAATGGGTAAATTTAAGCTCATGGAAAGTGAAGACGGCAAGGAATTATTCATGCAGGGTCTTTTTATCCAGGGCGACATAAAGAATCAAAACGGTCGCGTATACCCCGGTAACGAGATCGAGCGTGCCTGTAATGCAATTAGAGAAAGATTAAAGAAGGGTGAAACAGTTTTAGGTGAACTAGATCATCCTGAAGAACTTCAAATCAATCTCGATCGTGTGAGCCATATGATTACAGATATGTATTGTGATGGCGCAGACGGTATTGGTAAACTTAAGATCATAGATACACCTATGGGTAATATTGCAAGGGCTTTATTAAAAGCCGGAGCAAAACTGGGCGTTAGTAGCCGTGGTAGCGGAAATGTTAATGATTCGGGTCGCGTATCCGACTTTGATATAGTTACTGTGGACATTGTGGCCCAGCCCAGTGCGCCAGACGCATATCCAAAAACAATCTATGAGAGTTTGTTTAATATGCGCGGCGGTGCCGCTGTTCATAGAATAGCAGCCGCCGTGAGTTACGATAAAAGTGCAGAAAAACATCTAACGAGTGAAATCACTAAACTCATTAGAGAACTTAAACTATAAAGTAGGAGACTACTATGGCAGTGACATTTAACGATCTACTTGAAGGCGCCGGACTCAGCAATGATGCCCGTGTGGCTGTTCAAGAAGCCTGGGAGTCACGCCTTGCTGAAGCTAGAGAAGAATTAACAGCAGAGCTTCGTGAAGAGTTCGCACAGCGTTACGAGCATGACAAAGGTCTAATCGTAGAAGCTGTAGAAAGCTTCATTAATAAGAAGGTAGAAGCTGAAGTAGCTGAGCTAGCTGAGGATAAAAAGGCCCTCGCAGAAGAAAGAGTTAAGTATCGCAAAGCCGTAAGTGAACATGCTAAACTACTTGACAAATTTGTAACTGAAATGGTTGCAAAGGAAGTTAAGGAATTGCGTGCAGACCGTACTCGTGTAGCTGAACATGTATCAAAGTTAGATAACTTTGTTGCAGAACAGCTAGCAGAAGAACTAAAAGAATTCCACGAAGACAAGAAAGCACTAGTAGAGCAAAAGGTCAAAATGGTACGCGAAGGCAAGCGTCAGCTTGCTGAAGCAAAGAAAGACTTTATCAGCAAAGCTGCTGGCAAGATTGAATCAACAATCAATCGTGTTATCAGTGAAGAAGTTAAGTCATTCCGCAATGACATCACTGCGGCTCGTGAGAACGACTTCGGACGTAGAATTTTTGAAGCATTTGCAAGTGAATTTGGTACAAGCCACTTAAACGAAGCAAAAGAAATCAAGAAAGTACAGAAGACAATCGCCGACCTAGAGAAGAAGTTAGCAGAAAGTCAAGCAGTTATTGCATCTAAAGAAGATACAGTGAAGCTAACAGAAAGCAAACTTCGAATCGCAGAAGACCGTATGGCTCGTAAGCAAAAGCTAGACGAACTATTACGTCCTCTCGGCAAAGAGAAGAAAGAAATCATGTCAGATTTACTTGAGTCAGTCAAAACAGAAAAGCTAGAAGAAACCTTTAACAAGTATCTTCCAAGTGTACTCGATGGCGAAACAGCAAGAGTGAAGAAGACTTTGTCAGAATCAGTTGTGCGTGAGCACACTGGTAATAAGCAGGCAACTGTTAAAGCAGAAGCCGATGACAACGCGGACGTAGTTGAATTAGACCAAATCCGCAAATTAGCCGGACTTTCATAATAATAGGAGTTAAGAGATGGCAAATTTATTTGAAAGCAACTGGTCTGCAACCAAAGAAGCCCTACTAGAAGGTCTATCTGGCAACAGAAAGAACTCATTGGATGTAGTCCTCGAAAATACAAAGCGTTATTTGTCAGAGGCCGCTACAGCAGGTGCAACAGGTGCAGGTTCAGTCGCAACATTAAACAAGGTAATGCTACCACTAATTCGTCGCGTAATGCCAAGCGTTATTGCTAACGAACTAGTTGGTGTACAGCCAATGACTGGCCCAGTAGGCCAGATCCACACTCTCCGCGTTCGTTACGCAGAGACAGGTGGTGGCGCAACAGCAGGT